CTATTACCTGTTATTTTTCCTGTGTAAAAATCAGGAGACATCTCCGTTTCTAATGAGAATATTAATTTTGATTTTTCTGAATATTTATTTATTCCATTTAAATCTTTTTGTAATACTTCAGGTACTATATATCCATTTAATTTAATATTAAAAGTACTACGAACCACACGTTCAGTATTTTGTTGAGCTTCTGTTTGAAAATCAAATGAATCAATCATAGCTCTAAATTTAAATCTTTCAGGATCACCCCAATAAGCATCAGATGCATATTCGATTGATTCTACAATTTTATTTAGATGCTCTACATAGTATGTAAATACAACACAACTGTAATTTAATGTTAAATAATCAGGGACTACAGATGCATAATAGGTTTTTATAGGTTTTCTATTATTAAGTACTGAGAATTGGTCATATTCATTGGTTTTGCTATATTTTTCTCCAAATATATTAAAATTATTAGGGTTATTAGCATCTAATTTATTAGCAATCTGTCTATTTTTTTCCATCGACACACGCTTAAACATAATAAGAGGAGCCATTATTTTACCTTTGTTATCTCTATAATAACCATCTTTTTGGTATGATTTCCATTTTTCAGGAGCACCATATATTATAGGCACAGGTAAACGTTCACCATTCTGTATTACAGATGGTTTAATAACATTATCAAAATAATAAAAAATAGATTCATCTATGTCTTGTATACCAATCGATAATGGCTTTACTGTATCTCCATTAAATGAAGTTTTAGTACCTCTATTAAACTTATCATTTGATAAGTTAGGATTTCCCATTTGTTTATCAAATGGGTTTTGTTTAGATATACTAATCTCTTCTTGAGTTTTTGGTATGGGTTTTCTTTCAGCCATTATAATCTTTCTTTCATAATATTAACTCTATCCCCAGGGACATAATGTGTTTGACAAATAATAGAAACACTATATCCAAAATTACCTAAATTCCATGCTGGGTGTTCTGGGGTGTTTTGTTTAGATAATGGGTTATTACCATTATCATCATTATAAGGATAATCGGGATTTTTACCTACAAAATATTGATTTGCGTTTGTATTATCTACTTCGTAATACCCATCATTATACATAATAATATCTCCTACTTCAGGAACTAAATCTGCTCCATATACATTATCAACTAAATTATCTGTTTCTGGGTTTTTATTTAGTAAATCATCTCTTAGAAATTTAAATATAATATTCCAATTAAAATCTACACCTAAATCACTTTCAGGGAATTCTTGTTCTGATCTTTCAATTAAAGCATTTAATGTTACAGGGGCCATAAAGTTTCTACCTTCAGCAGCTTCACCATACATATTTACTTTAGTTTCAGCTAATTTATATTTGTAATAAACAACTTGTTCGGAGATGATATTCCCCATTAGCTCACGGTTTACGTGTCTAAAAAAACTTATATCTCTTGCTTCTCCGTATAATGCCATATTAACCTATAAATATTGTCATGGGTACATTGTTTAATTCATCCACACGTGCTACTGATTCTGCTTGTCTTCTTTCTAATAATCTTTGTCTTGAAGTTTCATCAAAATAAGTTCTTAGTCTTTCTATTAAAGAATTTTTTTCTGCTGTAGCTGCGGATAATAAATCACTCTGGTTTAATGTTACTTCAGCTCCGGGGATTGGGACTGTTGCATATTTACCTCTAACATATCCTAATGTTTCTTTTACAATAGCTAATGTGTATTCAAATATCCAACTTCTACCGATTGAATTTATCTGAGTGTATATAGGGTTACCATATGGGACATTAGATTCATTTGTAACAACACCATCTGTATTTTCTTTAATAGCTGACATTGTTCTTTCTTCATTTTTAATATAACGGAACCAAAGATTTACATTATTTCCTACTAAAAAGTTAGTTACATCATCTGTTTGTAAAGTTATAATAACTTCAGATGAACCTGTTCCTAAACTATTTACAGGAATAGTTAATGTATCCCCAGCAATGTAACTTGAACCTCCTTTAGATGCTATTATACTAGTAATTACACTACCTGAAATAGTTACAGATAGTAAAGCTCCTCCTCCATCTCCTGAAGTTGAAGGTGAAACTGAATATATACCATTAACCCCATCAGTAATATTAACTAATGATGATAGTAAAGCATCTCTTGTAGTTACTAATTGACCGGATATAGTTCTATTATAACTGGGTATAGGGAATATTCTTAACTTATTATTAACTAATTGGAATGTATAATTAGATAATCTAACTTGATTTGACATTTCAATAGCCTGTATAGTTTGCATATCGTAACTTAATGGCATCATTAAGAAATTATCTCCATACCCATATCCTCCTCCCATAAAAGCAAATGCAGCAGCATCACCATCAAATCCAAAAGTAGCACCATATGGAGTATACATTTCATTTACTGCGGGAACATCTTGATAGAATACTTCTTTTATTTCTATACCTCCACTGATATTATTATCTAAAGCCCATTGGCCTAAATCATAATCTTGAACCCCTGCTTCTAATTTAACAGAGCCACTATACCAATCTACATTACCACCTACTCCTGCTTCTTCACCATATTGTTCTGATAAACGAACAATGGAAGCCATTGTAGGAGTAACTAAAGTATGATTTAAATTGGAGCCTGTAGGTACACCTTCAAGAGACAACATATTATCTCTTACTTTAAAAGCATATAATTCATTACCGTAGGTTGTAACTGCTTCTTCAAAAGCAGCCCAAAATTGGATATCTTGTAATTCAACATTTTCAATAGGATAACCTAATCTTCGAGCACAAAAATCAGTTACTTTATTAGCATCATCTTGAAATTGAACATCGTTATCATAAAATCCAAAGGGAGTTGGAGAACTACCTGTAGGTGGAGTATTATAATAGGATGCAGATACGTTATTAAAGTCAACTGAGCCTGTATATATAGGAATATTAGCCATATTTTTTAGTTATAAATATGAAAGGAAAATGGACTAGTTACTATTTTTTAGTTTTTCCACTAGTACCAGAAGATCCTAATTTAATACCTTGAGCACTTGCTTCTTCATATATCTGGATTAAGTCATCAACAATTGGGTCTCTATGATTTTGCATCAATGTTATTCCTATTGCATTTTTGATTTTTCTCATTGATTTATATAAAAACCTAAATCCAGATTCCCGTTTTGATTTTAAATCAACTTGATGATCATCACCACATATAATCATTTTAGAACGCAAACCAATTCTAGTTGCTATCATTTCCATTTGTTCATGAGTAACATTTTGGGCTTCATCTACAATTATACATGAATCTAAAAATGTTCTACCTCTCATAAATGCTAAAGGTACAATTTCAATTTTACCATCTTCAATAAGTTTTTCTACTTTTTCTTTATCATATAAAACAAACATATTCTGGTATATTGGTTGAATCCAAGGATCCATTTTTTCTCGTAAATCACCAGGTAAAAATCCTATTTCTTCTTTTGATACTGTAGGTCTAGTAATTATAATTTTTTCATAATGTCTTCTAAGAAGACCATCTAATGCAACTTGAACTGCTAATAATGTTTTACCCGAACCTGCTTTACCAGCTAGCATCGTTATAGTATTTTCTAATATTTTAGCTTTAGCTTCTTTTTGTTCTTCGTTTAATGTGATTTTAAATTTTATTGGGTTTTTCACTACTCTTTGTTTCCTATGCACTTCATCTGTATGAGGTTTCGATGCCATAATTTTAAATTTTATATAATAACTTTTATCGATTATACATATGAAAAAAAAAGACCCGCTTGCGCGGGTCTTCTTAAGATATTAATCTAAGTTTATCTTAGATAGTTTCTAATCCACTAACGTAGATCTTACCATAGTACTCAGGACGTAACATCTTCTTAGCGTAACGAGTCATCAAACCTTTACGTGGTGTAAACGTTTCTGGATCGTATACTAGAGGAGTCATGATTAATGGAATGTATGGAGAGAATACAGCACCTGTTTCTAGGAACTGAGAACCTCTATAACCCATTAAGATCAAGTTATCCGTGAAGTATGGATTTTTGTATACTTTGTAACGGTTGTTGATTGTACCGATTTTCTGTACACCGAAAGCATATTCTGCTTGAGCAGCATCACCGTTTCCGTTAGAAGCAAATCCTGGGATTGATTCTAGGATAGTTGCTACAGTTGGAGAAGTTACTAAGAAGTTAGCACCACCTCTAAGAGTTAATTGGTGAATCTTGTTAGATAATTTCTGCATTTTAGTTCCTAAAGTTTGGAACCACTCACCTTGTGAGTTGTAGAAACCTGTTTGTGATGTTGCTGATGGGAAATCAAATCCACCTGCACCATTATAAACACCGTTGTTTTTAGCTGTCCAGTACTCAGTACCTGCAGCAGCATCAGCGATTAACATATCTAAGATTTCCAAATCAATTTCCATTGAAATGTACTCACTCATGATGTTTGTTAATTCAGCTTCAGCATCGATGTTTTGGTATGCAGCTAAATCTTGTGCAAATTCCGGCGTCCATACAGCTTTCAACTTTTTAGTTTTAGCTGTGATCGCTTGAGATTGCATTTTAACATTAATCTCAGGAATTACAATTTGAGTTTGGCTCAAAGAGTTAGGTGCAGAAGGGAACTGGTTAGGAGCTTCCTCGAAATCACCTCTTCTATCATCAGCAGTATTTTGATTGTAATATACCTCGAAAGTACCATCAGCAGCAGCAGCTACATCAACAGCAAATACAAACTGGATAGTATCAGCTAAACCACCTGTACCTTCAACAAACTTAGTGTAAGTTTGGTAAAGAGCAGTTTCAACGTAAGCTGAAGAAGCAGATACTGGAATAAATGCTCTAACACCGTCTAAATCTGGGTTAGTTAAATCACCAGCTTCGATAGTTAATGTAGAAAGTACATTACCAGCAGCAATTGAAGCTGATAAAGGACCGTCTAAATTTACATCTTCCCAAGTTGAAGCAGCAATATCAGTTAATGCAGTTACATCAACAGATGCTGAGAATTGGTTAGTTGAGTAAGCGAAACGACCAGCACCGTACAAACCACCTTCAGCTGCAGGAGTTGAGAATGGATAAGTACCACTAGCGTTACGATCACCATAAAGTGAATCACCAGCAGTAAATGGTTCTTTTGAATTTCCATATTGGAAATCTAAGAAGAACACTAGACCTGAAGGTAAGTTCATTGGTTGTACAGAAACGAATTCTTTAGCTACGATTGAACCAAATACCTTTCTTACCAATGGTAAAGCGATACCAGCCCAGTTCTCACCTTCAGTACCTGAAGTAAATGATGAGTTTGTAGCAATAGTGTTAGTTTCAGTTACGAGTTGTTTAGCTTGGTTTTCCAATAACAATGACATATTGTTTTTGTTTACCTCGTCTAAACCCTCTAAAAGGCCAGTTTTAGCCCATTTTCCGGCTAATTTGGCAGCGTCAGACTGCATGTTCTTCCATGAACCAGCAGCAGACTCTAATAATGTGTTTACTTGTGACATTTTTTTTTAATTTTAAATTTTAAACTTATTTAATTCCGGCAAGTTTTTGCCATCTGTTGAATTGATCGTTAACCTCTAAGATTGGTTTTTTCATTGGAGCTGACCCCATTGCTTTCGATGCTCTACCTAAGTTTTCCTTAACAACAGACTTTGTCGTGGTTAAACCTTCGCTTAATGTTTCAAATACGAGTTTAACTTCTGTTACGTTGGATGCCTTATCAAATGCACCTAAAACCTTAACCTTTTGGTTTTCAGTCAAATTCTTAGAACGGAATATCTTGTTTGTGTAGAGTAACTTAGCGTTTAAAAGGTTAACTTCATTTAGTTCACTTTTTAATTCATTAAGTTCTTCTTTCATTTTTTCAAGATCTTCTTTCTCGTCTTTCATACCGTCTTTGTAGCCTTCTTCTTCAGCATCTGTACGAGCATCTTCTTCAAGATCTTCTTTCTCGTCTTTCATACCGTCCTTGTAGCCTTCTTCCTCAGCGTCTGTACGAGCATTCTCATCCATAGCTACGTCTACTTCATCTTCAACATCGATTTCAACATCGTCTTCAACGTCAACACTTTCGTCTTCGTCTTCAACTTCGAATTCTTCGCCTGCTTCTAATTCACCATCTTTAACCATGTCTGCGATTACGTCTTCAATGAACGATTTAAGGTCTTCTTCTGACATATCTTCAAGATCAATTTCTTCATCTTCGTCTTTGTCTTCTTCGTCCTCTTTCTCGTCTTTCATACCGTCGAGGTAACCCTCTTCTTCAGCATCTGTACGAGCATCTTCATTTAGTTCGTTGTCGAGTTCAGCTAATAATTCATCTAAATCCATTTCGTCCATTTCTTCAGCTTCATCTACTTCTTTAGTACCAAGTTTTTTCTTGCCCATTTGGCCTTCGTACCCTTCAGCATCATCTGCTTCATCCATTTTCTTAACTTCTTTAGCTTCTTCTTTAGCTTCATCAGTTTTCATTTTGGCTTCTTCTAAATCGTCCTCTTCATCCATTTCGGCTAACTTTGCAGATAGCTTTTCTTTTAGATAAGGTGAAAACGCTTCTTCAAGTGCCAGTTTTGCGTTTGTAATAGCTGTTTCTTTAACTGCTTTAGCATCCGCAATTGCTTCTTTTAACAAATCTCTATTTGTTGCCATTTTGTCCTCAAATTAAATTGTTGGAAATACGTTTATTGTTGACGATTGTCGAAACGTAATAAGTTATATAAAATTAATGCCATATAAAATAATGGCATATTATGATGATACATATATAAAAGGAAATAAAAAACGCCCTTCTTTTGGAAAAGCGTTTTTTAACCAAAGGAATAAAATCCTAAGGGGGGAATTGCCTAAGGTAGCAGGCGAGTTAAATTACCGGACAAGTGCCGTTAGCACATAAAATTTCCGATAATAATGTGTTTACTTTTGAATATTTATCTATTTGAACTTCTTGTCCTTCTTTAATCATATGCATATATGAACCTGGGTTAGATGGTGTTGAAACAAAATCCCAACATAGTAATTCAAAGTCATCTTGTACTTCTAATACACCACCTCTATCTTCTAATGAACCCATACCACGAGATGAAACACCTACTTGTACATTATTTTCAATTAATGCTTTTAAGATATTTCCTGCTGTAGTAGGTAATACTTCAATTTTACCAACTACATTATCTCCATCCCACCACATATCTCTAATAATATGAGATACATTTTTAAGATTAATAATTGAAGATTCTGGGTGGTCTAATTCACCTGTGGCTCTATTTTCGTCTACTAACACTTTATATTTGTTAATTTCACGCTCCCATAGATCTTTTGAATAATAACGACCATTACCATTTTTAACTTCAGCAGTAGCTAATATACCTTCAACTAAAGGATTACCTGATGGGGCAACCGCTTCAGTTAAGCTAATTGGTTTAGCATTAAATGCTTGTGTTTCTATTAGTACTTGCTTCATATTAATTATATTTTAGCTTCAGCGTCTGCTGCTTTTTTCTTAACATTAGCTAAATCTAATTCTCCTTTAGCTACTTGTTTTTTCAAATCTTCTACTTTTTTCTCAGCAGCCGCTATTTGCTGATCCATAGGACCTTCTTCTAAATCTTGAATTTCTCCTTCTTCAACTTCCATCATTTCCATCAATGAGTACTTTGATTCTTTTAGATCACCATATCCTGATTCTTTATGTTTGCCTTTAGGCTCAACTACCTTACCAGCACCCGGTACATCATCTTGATAACCATCAATTTTAAGACCAAAAGCAGAATTAGTAGTATAGAATGTCATATCTTTAGCTAAATTTTTAGCTACCATTGCTTTTAATTCTTCTACTGTTTTCTTAGCATTTTTAGGATCTTCCATTTCAACATAATATCCTGATAGGAATGCTTGACCATATAGATTATCAATATTTTTAGTATCTTTATAATCATAGTCTTTAGTTTCCATATCAACTACTTCTTTATCGGTTTCTTTCATTTCAGCTTTTACTTCAGCTTCAAAAATATTAAACCAACTTTGTGTTGTATTAGGTTGTAAATCAACATATCCTCCTATTCCTTCAGATAGTAAACTTTTACCTGTTAGGATAGTAACAACTTGATCAAAGGTATTTGTAGTACCAATGTGTTTTGGGAAGTTCATTTTAGCTAATTTTAAGAAATGAGCTTTGCTTCCTTTTCCTTCTTTAATAAGGTTATATTCTTTTTGTACTAAATTCATTTTTTTAATCTTTAAACATTTCAATTAAATCATCTATGTAATCTACAGCTAAATCAGTACCGTAAACTACTTTAAAATCGGGGTTTTCTTTATAATAATCCATTGTTTTATTTTTTGCTTTTGCTAACAATGGGATTAATTCATTTAATTTATTTTCTACTTTATCAAATCCTAATACTCTAGATGTAATATGTTTTTTTAATGCTGAACTATCAATATTTAAATTATTAATATATTCTTCAATATTAGCATCTATTTCATTTAAAGGTGTTGTTTTACTTTTAGATAAATCAACAATTGCAATTGTTTTAGAAGTATGAGGTTTTGGAACTAATTTGTATTTAAATTTTTTAACATACATATTATCTTTAACTCCATCTTCAGTTGCTTTAGGACCGGGACCTAAATCGGCTCCAGGACCTTCTTGTATTGGGGCTAGTTTATATCCGTATTTTTTAACTAAAATATCTCTATCAGTTCCATCTGCTTTTTTATTTTTATTAAATGCAAATGGTGTAGCATAATTTTCACCTTCGGTACCTGAATTAAATGATGAATTGGATGATATTGAATTTATTTCTTCTAATTGTCTTTTAATTTCATCATATTGATCAGGATAATTTTTTCTTAAATGAGATCTGTATTTATTAAATACATCTTTTAACTCACGAGCAATAACCTGAATATTTTGATCATTTTCAGCTTCATCTGTACTCATTAGAATTTTTAATGCTTTTACTGCATTAGACATTTTTTCCAATGAATCACCAAATGATGCTAATTTAATAATTTTATGCTGAACAGAATTTGTTTCTGGGTTTATTTCATCTGTTTTAAAGTAAGTATCCAAATCTGCAGAAAAGAAATCATTTTTCATATCTACAGGACCATAAGCCGCTTCTAACCTTTTAATTAAAGAAGGCTCTACATCCTTAGGTTTTAATATGTTTGAAGTATCGATCTTAGCCATTAGATGTTTTTAATTCTTCTAATAAAGCACAATATTGAAGTAAATTAATTAAATTATCATCACCAACATTTGATGTTTTAGATAATGGGTTTAATATATTGGTTACTTCATTAACTTTAATTTGAATTGCTTTATTATCAATAGTTGATGATAAATTCAATAATTCCTCTTTTAAATACGTAACTTTATTATTATAATATTCCTTTAATTTAGGAGTATTATCGACAGAATTAATAAATTCTTTAAGAATTTCTTTTTGATCATTATTTAATGAACCATATTTATCATTAAATTTTTCTAATAATACACGATAAGTTAAAATACGTAAATCTTTATCATACGATTTAAATTCTTTAATTAAATCAGCTTCTACTTTTTCAGATTTGATTGTTGCTGAAGTCATGTATTCTAAAATAGCAACTTTATTATCTATAATTTGTGTAGGATTTGATAATTGATCACTAGTGTATATTTCTAATAAAGTATATAAAGCAGCATGTGCTCTATATGTTGGAAGTTTTGTTTTAAAAAAGTCTTCTAAGTTGTAATGATTACTAATTTCTTTAATTAAATTATATTTTTGACGTTTTAATGCTCCTCTATTTAAGGTTTTAGAAGTTTCAATTATAGTAGTCAAAATAATATCAGCTTTACCTTCTGATATATTCTGGTGTTTGGTTAACGTTTCATATAATTTGTATTCTTTCCCTAATTCAGTTCGTACAAAATATTTTTTTAGAATACTAGACGCTTTTGAATTATTTCCGGACAGCGTATCTGCTGTAATTTGTCTTACTAGTAATTCAAATAAAATACCAGTATTTTTATATTTAGAATGTTTAATGTTCATTCTGCTAAAGGTTTTGTTATAAATATATAGAGATTATTGTTCCTTAATATTACTTTCATCTAAAAGTGATTCTCCTTTGTTTTTTAAACTTAATTTTTTATCTAAAGATTCAAATAAAGAACGGTTTTTTAATTTAGCTTCTAAAGCTAATGGTGATCCTCCTTTATATTGTGGTTTAATTGAATCAGATTCGTTATCATCATCTTTCATTCCTTTAGCTCCTAAACGATCTTTACCAAAATTATCATCTTGAGTATTACGTTTAGATACTTTTTCTTCAGGACGACCTAATGGTGCTTTTTCATTATATCCATCAGGTATATTTGCTGGGTCTGAATCCATTCTACCCGTTCCATATAATGAAGCTAGATCATGTGGTGTACCATATGATTTACCTGTTTCTAATGGATCGTTACCTTCAGCTTCAATTTGAGTAACACGGAATTTTCGTTTTTGATCTTGTACAATTAAATCTCTATATTCATCATATTGATCAGTACTAAAATGGAATATATTTTCATAAATCCAATCTGTAGGAATTAATTTACTTTCAGCCATGGCTGATGCTAAATCCATTTTTTCCTTCATCAATGCAATCTTTTCTTGATCGTATATAATTGATGGCGTTGTTAATGATAATTCAAAATTAGTTAACGATTCTTCAGTGTATCCTTGTGTATATAAATGCACTAACGCGATCTTATATAATTCCGATAATACAATACGTTGAATACGATCAATAGTACGAGCAAAACGTATATCTTCTGCTGCTAATGTAGCTTTACCAGTTAAATCTTTCTCATAACCCATAAATGCTTTAGGTACTTTAAGGGCAGCAAATAATTTATCTCTTAAATACTCAACATCTTGGATACCATCATATTGTAAACCTGGGGTTGTTTCAATTTTTGTTGATGAATCATTACCTCTAATTGGAACATAAAAATCTTCCATTAGGTTTTGCATATTGTACTTTAGGTTATATTCACCTGTTTTTTCATCCATTAATGGAGTACGTTTCATTGTAGAAATAGTTTTCTCCATGAAATTTTCTACTTCATTAGGTGGAATAGAACCAACATTAATATAGAATATACGTCTATCTGGGCTACGAGAAATTCTATGAATTAACATAGCATCCTCCATTAGTGTATATTGTTTAAAAATACGACGAGCGGGTTCAATATATGAACGACCATAAGGAAGATAATTAACATCTGTTAATAATCTAAAGTGAGCCATTTCATAATTATCGAAATAAACTCCATCTTCTTGGTCTTTATTATATGAGTTAGGTACACCATAATAACCAGAACCTCCACCATAAATACCTTCAGGTGAATATCTAAATCTAATAGCATTTGGATGTTCTTCATCATATGCTTCTTGTCTTTCAATATGATATGCTGTATAAGGAATTACATTATATACACCAAATTTTTCAGCAATTTCCATTTTTAAGAAAAAATCACCATATTTACACATCTGTCTAATCCATGACCATAGATTAAATTCAACATTTAATACATCATAAAATAAATTATAAAGGATTTGTTGAACATTATCATCACTACTTCTAATTTGAAGTACTTCACCCATATCATTTTTTAATGTACTTTCATCTGAGATAATATCTAAGGCAGAAGCAATAATTGCATCGTTATCCATTACGTCATAATCAGAATAAACCATAGTACGTAAGTACTGGTAGTTTACATTTAATTGTGAACCAAATAATGAGGTGGAGGAAGGTGAATAGAGACGATTGTATCTATCCATTATCGAATTTGTTGCTATATCCCCTGACTTTTGAATGGAATCCACATCCATTACTTTAAGTTGATTACCTCCTTGGTTTCTGATGATAACATCAGTGGAGAATAATCTTTGTAGTCGGGTAAATAATCTAGTATCTGCCATTTTATTTTTTATTATATCGTATAAATATTAGAGAAGCCATTTAATGTCTTCTTTTCCTCCATAAGGATTATCAATTTGGTATGGGTCTTTACCATTTTTAGTTCCATAAGCACCAACATACGTAGTTTTTGTCATACCTCCAAGGGCAGCTCTAGTCATATCGTGAGAATGTTGTTGAAACTTAAGTGATGTGTCTCTTAAATACATTCCTATACCAAAAGCCATTACTAAATCATCATTATATCCTGATTGAGCTTCAGGGCGTCCATTTCTCCAAATGAATACTTTCATTTCTTCTAATAAACGTTTTGAACGAATAGTTACTGATCTATCGCCTACATACTCTCTAAATTTATTTACTACCAATGGTCTTGATCTCATAGACATTGTAAATCCAGGAGTCATATCACTATTACCTTCAAATACTTTTAAATATGAATCTGCCGTTAATTGATCAGATTTAGGTGAATGATATAAATTAGTATAACCACGTTCAATAATTGAATCAATAGCTGCCCAACCAATAGAAGCATTTTCTACTGCTAATAAAGCATTATTATATTCTGAACCTAATCCTACTAAGAAATAACCAAATTCTTTAGGTGACATTTGGCCCCTATATTCAGCAACTTGTGTATTTGTTTGTATATCAATTACATGAGCCGTTGAGAAATCTTTACCATCCCCTCTAGCTACATCAGCTGTAACCATATATTCTCTAGAATAATCAGCAGCTTCCCATACCCATAAGTTTTGATCTACACCTCTACGTTCTAATGGATCCTGAATTGTAGATTCTTTTAAAAATTCAATCCATTCAGAATAAAATACAACATCACCAGAGGTACTAAAATCACAATCACATTCCTGAGCTGCCATTCTAGGATCACCTAGTAATTCATCTTGTCTATCTCTCCATTCTTGATCACGTTCAGGATGAACATACCAAGGTAATTTAATAGGAATAAAATCATTTTCATTATTTTCAGCTGATACCCATGTTTTATGGAACCAATTACCTGTACCATAAGGTGTAGATAATACAATGGCACCACCACCAGTTGCTAGTGTTTGTTGAGCCGAAGCCCAAATTTCACCAATTTGATCAATAAAAGCTGCCTCATCAATTAACAATAATGAAACGGCTTCTGATCTACCAGCATCACTACTTGCAGATGTTGCTTTGATTTGGGAGCCATTGCTTAACCTTAATGATAATTTATTATTTTCATCAGCTGGTATCTTAAGCCAAGAAGGTAAGTTATCATACATAAACTTAACCTTAGTAACCATATTACGAGCTGTTTCTTGTTTTGTCGCAATACAAAGAATATTTTTATCTTTTTGAAATAACATCATCCATAATGAATAACCTGCAGATAAAGTAGATATACCTAATTGCCTGGATTTTAGAATGATTGAATATGGATTATCTCTAAATAAATGTAATGTTTTTTCTTGGAATGGATATAGATTAAAAAGCACTCTTCCTCTTTGTGGGTGTTGAATATTACAGTACTTTTTCATAAAGTGAGCTGGGTCTTGGGCACACTTAATGTATTCCTGTCTTATTATTGATTTTAAATCTTGCTTAGCCATTACTTACCTATTTTCCAATATAGACGACCTGTGTATATTGGGGAAAATTCATTATTTAGTCCTATACCAAAACCATAGGCTTGTCTTTTTTTATTAACAAATAAAATCTCTCCGTTAATATTTTGAATAGCTGTTGGAGAAACACCTAATGAAACACCTCCGAAAAATTCCCTTTGGTGGATGTAAGAAGTATTAGTAACTGTAATTGTTGGGATGAATATGTTGGGTTGAACATCTCTAAATAATATTGAGTTTTTACTTATAGTATCATTTATAATAATACTCCCTAATGAATCTAAACTTAAGGTATCCGTGTAGGCGTATGTAGAATAATAATCATTTAGAATAAATGCAGTATCAACATTAGCCAAAACAGTATCATGTATAGTAGTAACTTTAGTTCTCCATTTAGGGACATATACTAAACTATCAATTTTTAACGTATCCCATTTAACTATGGTTTCTGTAATAATTTTAGGTTCAGAAATAGGTTTATTTCTTGAACAACCTCTCATAAGAAGAATTATAACTACTAGTACTACAATAAGTAGATTTTGGATATTTTTAAAGAAGTCCTTCAAGTTCTTTTTTAATTTTAGTTAATTCTTTTAATCTTTTAAGCAATGATTCTTTTTCAACACCTTCTGCTTTTTTATATTGATTAACTACTGTTTTCATTTCTTTAGCATTATCAGATAATTTAGTTGCTATTTTAGATACCGAATCTTTTGATGATGATTTTACATCTTTAGCAGATGGTTCATTATCATCTTCATCTTCTCTAATACTAAGACTATCTAAAGCATCCATAGTACCTTCAAAACCAGGAATATCAGCCGGTTTATCAAATTCTCTTTGTTTTAATGCTGCTTGAATAGCAAATATAGCATCTTGCTCTGAATAATCATATCTTTTAGCCATTGCCTTAATAAAGCGGTCTAATGCTTTTATTACTTCAGGATTAAGACTTTCATTCATTGAATCTAATTTTTTATTTAATTCTATTGTTTTTTCCTTTTCAGCATTTAATTCTGTTTGGGTTTCAACATCTTCAGGAGTTGCTTTTTCTTCTTCTTCAGATAAAATTTCAGCTATTTCACTTTTAATATATTCTTTGAATTTAGATTTTTTCATTATATATAGTATTTTTGTTATAAATATATCAAAAATCCATATAGTTAATCATCTGGTGGATTCTGTCTTCTGTACTACCTGATAGAGTGTGTAAATTTTTAATTCTATGACTATATTTGGTTAGTAAAGTATTAATTGATCTATCAATTGCAACTCTATATTTAGCATCTGTCTCACGAACACCATTATCTTCAATTTCTACACCTTCAGGAGACACATAAAATATGTAATCATATTCTCTAACTAATTGAGATGCTAATGTTTCAAAATCTTCTTTTTCATATATATCCATTGAAGTAGAACAATTAGCAAACGCCATAACATCAATTAAAGTTCTATCTGTAATGATGTTTTCATGCATTAATTCTCCTGATCGTTCAGCTAAAAATACACATTGACCTTTTAATGTTGAATCAGTATTCATTGGAATACCTTGTGCCATTAATTCCTTAGAACGTTCAGTTCTAAAGTTATAACCTTTAAAATAATCTAGCTCTTTAAGAGCATTAACTAATGTAGTTTTACCTACACTCATTGTTCCGCATAATCCTATTTTCATAACTTATAATTTAATTAGAAAATCTTTCATTTCCAAGCATATATTGAAGAACTGATTCAGGAATACCTGAATGGGTAAATTGTTCTAATTTAGCTAATGCTTGTGTTACATCTTGAGCTACAATAGGAACATTTTTAATATCACCTTTATCAGTGTATGTGCACTCATATATTAGGTTATTTTTTACTTTAGATGTTCCTATTAATTTAATTTCTAACACAGCAATATCTCTTCCCATATCCTGGATAGATTTTATTAACTCACTATTTTCTTTTTTATATTTTTTCTTAATCATAACTAAACTTGTGATGCGCCTGGTTTAACTCTATAACTATCGTAATCAAAATGTTGTGTTGATACTTCAAATATAGTAGCACCTTCTGTAAGAGCTAACATTTGATGTGGTTGTCCTGGCATTAAGTGGATGCAATCGCCTTCTTCAACTGTCATTTCTTTTTCAGTTGCTGTTTCAGTATCAATAAACTTATATAAAAATCTACCTTTTGAAATATACCATGCTTCATCTTTTTGTAGATGAAAATGCATAGAAAACTGTTTATCTTTTTTAAATACTAATAATTTACCACAATAAAGTTCATTATTAATAATCCATAATTCATGACCCCATGCTTTTTCATGACGTTCACCTTCGTATGGTTGAGCTTCTATTGTTAAATCTCTCATAATTAATTTCTATTTTCTCCTGCTCTACCTTTTGATGTTTTGTACCAAGGTAATCCTTCTCTTTCTTGCATAATAGAACTATATTCTTCAGCATCATATTGGATACCCCCAAGATAATATGATTTACTCCATTCAGAATCTTTACTTATTGGAACTATTGCAGGACCATCATATCTATGATGTTTAAAATGTTTATCGCCTTGCATTTTAATTAAATAATGTCTAGCTCCTTGGTATTTAATAACTTTTTCTTCGTATAATTTTTCTCTGGCCATAACTTTATGTTTGTGTAATATATAAAAAATAATTAATAAATCCTAATTTTTTAGAAATGTTCTACAAATTCAGGAAATTCATACTGAAATGCTGATAGTAAAGTATCAGCAACATAAATTCCTTGTGCTCCTGATACTGTGATACCACGGGCTGATAAAGCGTCTCCTACAAAGTGAACGTTATCATAATCAACTAATGATAATGTTTTATAGTTAACTAAAGGTTCAGGTGATAGATATTTGACTTCAGGAATGTAAACACCCCAATCATCACCTAGTGTTGGGAATACTTTTTTCATATCCTCGATGAAATCATCGATATATGAATAGTAACCTTGGAATGCCTCTCTTACTTCATCCATTTGATCAATAGTAACAGCGCTTACATCCTCACCTTCAGATGTTGTAGATGGAGTACGTGTAGGGCTATAATATAATCCAGTACCATCTTTATTTACTTTAGATACTAATTCTCTAGACCATTTGAATGGTTCTTCGATACCATTGACTTCCATCAAGATACCAAAATTGGTCATATCGTTTCGGAACTTTTCGTCTTTTTTGGCGTGTCCATTGTAGGAATGATCTCCATACGTTTGCTCAACGGCAACATAAGCTGCATTGTTGTTTGTACAGAAGGAACGTAGTGATACTCCTTTGTCTTCGAATTTACGATACAGTTTAAAATCATAGCTAATATCAATTAGTTTCTGGAAGTGTTTTTGTGGTGCTTCAAATCGCACCCCAATTTGTACTGGTTTTGGTTCAGTAGGTAGTTTATAATCATCTGCTAGTTGTTTACCAAAGTCAATACCTGATTTACCTACGGCAAACATTAGGCGATCATATTTTCTACCTACTATTGTTGGGTCTTCTGGGTCTTGGAAATGGGCTATTTGTCTTTCAAAATCGATTGAAGTTACTTTAGTCTCCCAAATAAATTCTACACCATTATCAACTAAGAAATCGTACCAATTTTTACCAATCTCGTGTAGGTAATCTGTACCAACGTGCCATACAGGGAACAAACGCAAACCAAAATATGGTTTAATAAAATCAGGTTCTGCTATTGGATTTGAACATTGTACTTCTTCTGGTTTAGGGTGAAAACGTTTAAAGTTGTTGATTACCTCATCAAACAATTCCATTGCTTTCTCTTCCCCACAATACTTAGACATATGCCCCCCAATTGCTGTATGGTAAGTTAATTTACCATCACTCCAACCACCAGCACCAAGGAAGCCTGTCATTACCTCCGAATATGGTCTACGATATGGATCTTTACCCATATCAATAATTGTGATGTTTTTACCGGGGAATCCGTTATCTACAAGTTTGGTTGCAGCATTAACACCTGCTACACCAGCGCCTACGATTACTAGTTTTTCTGCCATTTACTTTTATTTTAATTATCTTGAATATACGAACAAAAAGTGACGTCTCCAAAGGAGACGCCACAGATGTCATGTTTTTTTTTATTTAAAGCGACTGGCTATGAATCAGTCTATAAGTGTTTTATTAATTTCCTGCCATTACTATAACAGCCTCACCTGCAGTAGCATCTGTTTCCCAAGTTAATAAGCATCCTTTACCAAATATATTAGTATTTGAATCTAATAAATCATTTGATAAAGCACCAGTACAAACAGGACCATTATTACCTGAAAAATTATTCATTCTACCTGTAATATTATCTAATAATTGTTGGATATTATTACCTTGATTAATATCAGAAGTATCAGTTGAAGTATACTCATGAACTAAGACTTCTTGGTTAAAATCTTCTGATGGGTAATATAAACAAAATCTAGCATTGAATTCGAGAGGTATATCACTAGCGTTTGTTGAAATAGCTCTTTGAATTCTACCTCCTGTTGTGATAATTGAAGCAAATCTTGCACATTCATAATCAGCTCCAAGATCATTTACTGATGTAACGGTATTAACTATAGCATACTGACCTGTTGTTCCGTCAGTGGGGGTAGATTGTACTTCTACAGGACCAGACCATTGCATTTGAGCATTATTTGTATAAATCTCATTTAAAGTGCTTGCTCCTACAGCAGATGCTATATTACCTAATTCTGATGGGTTTATGATACCAGAAAAGATTGAATTAGCAGCCCCTGCGTGAGTTAGGTATGCGGTGTTGGTTGATATTACTAATTGCGTTGCCATTTATTTTTTATTTAAAATTATTGTTTATTGATAAATATATAAAAATGAATTAAAGTTTATGTATTTTTAAAATTAATTTGCCTTTTCCTTTCCACAATCTATGCCATTCATGTTTTAGTATAGATATTGTGGTATTTGGGGTAAGAGTTAAAGGTAACTTTTCATCATATTGGAATTGCCATCCTTTTCCTGATTCTATTACTTCAACGGTTCTATGTTCATCATCACGATGCCACATTAACTCAATTGGGTCAATGTTTTGACCAAATTCTCTGATAATGTAATCATCTGTAACTTCTAAATCGATATATGGTTTACCAGAAACCACCGAAGTTGGATTTAAGTCCAAGTAATTTTGCATAGCGAGGTAATCTGCAGCTCCAATATCCTGCTTTAGTTTTATCCTTTTTGGTTGAGCATTTATGACGAGCAGCAAAAGCATTACGTGCTTCTTTATCGTTGATTTTAGCTCTTAGACCACCTGAACCAAAACGTACTGTTTTAATTTTCTTGGTTTTTGGATCCTTAACATAAACCTTATATGCTTTACCTCCTGATGAGTCACGCATTGGTTTATTTAATTTTTTAGTATTTTTCTTAGCTTTCTTTTTAGCTTCATCTAATTGGCTTCTTAATAATGATTTCCAACTAACCATTATTTCACCTACTCCTTTTATAAATTCAGGATTTTTTAAATCACCTTTAAATTTACCAAATAATGCTCTTAAATCTTCTTTAAATTCAGCTACTGATCCGGTTGGTTCAAATTTTTCGGAATCTGGATCCTCTGGATTTCTTAAAAAACCACTAAAGGCTTCTTTTATTACATGTTTTAGATAAGGTTCTTTAGTACCATCTTCATATTCAATTTCATGATCTTCAGGATTGTTAGAATCATTTTTATGAATGGTTTTTACTTTTTTACCAGCAATAGTAAGTTCTTCATTCATATTGTCTATTTCATCACGAACCCATTCTTGTTCATTTGAACCTAATTGATCATAATCCATTCCAAATTCTGAATTGGCAATGTCATCATAAATGTCCATTTGTTCATTTAATTCAATAGGGAAATCTAATGGTACTTTTTTACCCTCAAACATACCGAAATGACCTAAATCTGTTTCTGTTAAAACAGCTAAATCATCTTCATGAGTAATCTCTAATATCTCACGAGAGTATAAAGAACGAGCTTCAGCCCATAAGTTAAAGTAACTATCCGAACCGGCACGATATAAATGCTCTGTTAGCGGTTTATTAGCGTCCATATGGTATTTTAAACCTTCAGACAGTATATCACGTGGAGCTAAACTTTCGTTGAGCATTAACGTTGATTTTGTTTCGCAAGTATTACATCCGCAGTCGCACATATTTATATTTTTTTAATTTTTTGAACTTCTAAAGTACCTTGGGTATTACCATTATTTCGGGCATTAATAGATACTGCGTAAGGTTGGCCACCTTTTTCAATTTTAAAGTTAATTTTTAAACCACCAAAAGATGAAGTATCTTCAATCTTAATTGGTTCATAGTCACCATCTACATTAAATAAAATAATGTTTTGACCTCTTTCAAATTTATCTACTTTTCCAGGTGCACCTGATTTTTGACCTGTTATTTTAAAAAATGTTGGATTTACGCCTGTTAATGATAAAGCAAATCCTACTAAAGCAACAATAGCTTCATCCACCTCATCAGCTTGAAATTGTCTAAATAAAAATTCAATTGATTTTAAAGCAGCATACTTGCCTCTCAAGAAACGAGTTTCATCTTTTAAATCACCACTTTCAATATCATACTCAATATTTTCGTTACCTCCAACCAATTTTGAAATGCTATCTCTTAATCGTTTAATACCATTAATGTATCCTTGATTATCAAAATCAATTTCATCTTTAGTTAAGTTATAATCTGATTTAGCAGAAGCATATTTATTTAGTAAAGCTTTAGCTTTACCACCTTGGGCATCTGCTTGTTTTAAGGATACAGCTGTAAGTGGTTTTGCATCACCACCCCACTCATCATTAAATAAATCGTTTATTAATTCAATATTATCGTCTTCAGTTAGAGATACACTACCTAATTGAACGTATAAATCACCAGGACACCATTTATCAGCAGGTAAACCTGTTAATGATTGGGCTTTACTTCTAATAGAGTCAAACAATCCAGTACGAATTAATTTTTGACCTGGGTATACTCCTTTAATAGCTAATGCTGATGATAAAGGTTGATTAATAAATGCGATATTACCTGTTTTATTATCATCTGCTGTGGCCGATAAGTAGGCTACTACTTTTTGTGAGGCATCACTAGTTTCACCCGGAATGCCTTTAGAAGCAATTTCAATTAAATCTTCTACTCTACTTTCATAATTTTCTTTAGTAAAAGGACTATCAATATTAGTAATATAAAATAAAGATACTAATGCTTCTTTAACATCAGTATCACTAGCTGTATCATTTGAGGCTCCTTTAACTATTAATCTATAATCTTTTCCGTTAAAATTTATAACGGCACTACCTAAACTTGAACCTGTAGCTGCCTTTCTATAATTTGATAATGATTCTTCTTTATCTACTAAGGATTTAATTTCATCATATACATCTCCGCGCATTGAATCTGATTGGCCTCCTCTATTTGGGATATCTGAGAATATGAGTTTAAGGGTATCTTTACCCGATGCCTCTAAATCACCATAATCTTTAATATTTGATTTAATAAGTGATATTAAGTCTTGATTTTCTAATATAATGGATTCACCTAAAAATTCACTTAACAATGTCTCCAACAACAAAACATCCTGATCATTATTCATGTCAGGATATCCTTTAGGAAATTTATACGCAATCCTATTTAAATATTTTGTAATGTTATCCAATTTATTTTATTTGATTTTATTTTTATACTTCTATATCATCATCAACGGTAACATCAACTTCTTCACCTCCACCATCTTCACCTCCAGGAAAATCACCACCTCCTGTATCTACTGATGTATCTGATGTTTCTGCAGGGTCGTCTACTGTATTACTACCATAAGAAAGCATTCTAGCTATAGATGATATAGCATTTTCTTCTTCATTAAGATTAAGTAAATAATATTTTTTACCTTCAATTGTAGCTACCCAACTTCTTTTCATCCAAGCTAATAAAAAACTTTCATTATTCCCAAGTATAATTCTAAAGGTTGTTGGTTTAGGAGCAACCCACTGGATGTCTGTTAAAAATATTTCGTATTGATTTGTCAATAGGTCAATTAATACTCTTTTCAATTCAGGAAATTTAAGCAAAACAGGAAATTTTTCCATATCTAACTCAATATTAGCATCACCGCTAACATCTAAATCAACTTTAGATATAGGATTATATACTTGACTTACAAGTCCTTTAATTTTATCTCTTAATTCAGATTTAGTCATTATTTAGACTTTAGTTGTTTTGCTAATTTTTCTGCTATAGATAATTCTTTTGGAATTTCCATTTCAACATCATCAACAACATCAACTTCCATTTCTGGTGCGATATCGTCCATCCTGTCTACTACAGCATCAATTGCTGGTTCTTTAATTTCAAAATCTAGATAATGTTTAGCCCCTACAATTGCTGATTTAGCATTTGAGATTTTTGATTGCCACCAATGTGGTAAATCAACTTCTCCTTTACCTTCAAAATCATCCATCATTTGGTATAATTCCATAGCATATTTTCCAATACGATATAAATCACCTTTTAGCATGTGAGGTTCGTTGTCTTCGTGACCTAAATCTAAATCTTCACCTACTTGGGCTTTATCTATATTTTTAGCGTCTTGTAAAGCATTCAATCTTTTAGCTTCAGCATCTGCTTTTTCTTCAGTAGCGAAATCAGTTACTATTTCATCTCCTAACCATACTTGATATGTGTCATTTGATTTTGAATATTTAACTTTATGGGTTGAATCTTTACCTTCCATTAAATCCTCATCATCATCTTCCATATCAAGATTTTCGAGAGCACCTTCTAATGTAACATCGTATCTATTTGAACTTGTACCAAAATCTAAAGCACCATAAGCATCTAATCTTGAATATTCTCCTGGGAAATTATTTCTAAAGATCATTTTAGCTTGATCACTCAACTCATATAATTGATCCATTATCATCTGGAGTTCATCAGCTGCTTCTTGCTTATTTTCAGTAATTTGGGTTTCATTTAAATTACCTAATTCTTTAGCTGCTCTAATAAGATCATTTCTTGCTTCATCTTCACTAACACCTCTGTATTTAGCAATACTTCTAATAGCGCGTTTAGCGATACGTCTTTCTTCACCTGAAGAACTCTCATCTAGATTTTTTTCAATTGCCGCGCCACGTTTTTCTTCGTAATCTGATAGTTTACCGTCTTTGTTTAGGTCAGCTGCTTTTGGATTTTTTAGAGCATCCTTAATCATTTCTCTAACTTTATCTTTATTCATGTTTTCAGTTTTTTTCTTAGCCATATTAGTTGCGCGACCATACATCACTGCTTCCGCGTCCTTACCATAACGTTTAACGAAGGACCTCTTATTTGTTTTGAGGTCCATTATCGCATCTTCTCGTTTTTCGAGTTCTTGTTTAGTAAGTTCGCGTTCGTTAAGCATGTGTTTTTTTATTTGTGTCCTCTTTTGAAGTCAGCAGATAAGTTTTTGATTTTGTTAGCGGCAGATCTACATCTTCCTTTAGCAGCAGCTGATGTTTTGTCAATTTCTGCTTCAATCAATAATACTTGTTCTTTGATTCCTTCTAATAATTCTTTAGTTTCCATAATTTTTGTTTTTTATAAATTTTATTGTTTTAGTTAACCTTTATTTTATTATAATAATTTGTTTATCAATCCATCTTTACCTCTACGAACTGTAGATTCGTTTAGTGACTCATTAGTATCTACTTTAGAAACATGCTGGCGAGTGAAATATGTAATTGTATTACCAATTTGATCTGTTAATTTATCATCACCCAATTCAGCAGCAGCTTGTTGTGCTTTCATAAGCATAGCTTGTACTTCTTCTACATCTTCGCTCTCGCCGGGCATTGAAGCTTTCACATCAACATCTACTTCTGATTCTTCGTCGTCAACTTTAACGTCTTTTTCTATGTCAACGTCTACGTTTTCTTCATCTTCAACTTCAACGTCTTCAGCTTCATACATATCATCTCCCTCATCCATACCTTCTATTTCGGCTACAGGGTCATATGCATCTGTAGTATCATTAATAGTAAGTTCAGCTTCAGCCATCATAGCCGCCTTAATCATTTCTTTTAACTCTGATTTTTTCATTGTTGTTTTATTTTCATTTAATTCAGTAGATATTTCTTCGTCTACTATTTCTTCTTTAGTATATGATTTACCACACATTTTTTCGTATAGTTTTTCCATCTTGACTTTTCGTCTTTCAAGATCTTTAACTTCACGCTGCATTTCTTTCATTTTTTTCTTATCAACTAATTGTGATAAGTTATCATCCTCAGTAACCATTGAAATTCTTTGGTTTTTAGATTCAATCATTTCGTCAATAGCTGCAATTTTAGCTTCCAATGCAACAATCTCTGATTGTTTTTCGATTTCAGCTAATTTGCTGTCTACTGTTTCTTTTTTCATTTTTGTTTTTTTAATTGGTTTTTTATCTTCTTTAGATTCTTTTTTGATCTCTTCTTTACCTTCTTCCATGTAATCGCTCATTTCTTTTCTACGTTCCATGTAATCTGTTTCTACATCATCAGTCATACCAAGATCCGCTCTTGAATCTTCAGCTGAAATAATTTCAATTTCACCTTCAGGAGTAATATAAGCTACTTTAGCATTTCTTGAAGCCGCATTAGTAACTAAATGACCATCACCTTCAGGACGAATTACAAATGAACCACCTGCATAATCACCTAAATAATTAGCAATACCAAATCCTCTACTATCTTCCCAATCATCACCTGGGGTGTTAGGTCCTGCTTCTACATCTAGATCAAAACCACCACCACGAGGGTCAGCTTCAATTGAGTTAGGTGTAATTACATATTTAAGATCTAATTCATTATCTTCAGCTGTAAATTCATCAGCAACTGCTTGAGCTACTCTTTGAACTAAATCATCAGTAAGTTCTGCTTCGTTTAGTAGCTTACCTTCAGCTAAATATTTTCTATAATCGAAATCTTTCATTTTCTAGTGTGTTTATGTATAAATATGGTCATTTCTTTGAACTATACGTTCCTTTTTTATATTTTGCGGGTTTTGTGTTCTTAACGAACTGTTTTCCCTTTTTACTACCTTTAACTTTTTTAGCTACTGTAGCTTTTCTTTCTGCTTTTGTTAAGGATTGAGCTTTTTTTCTAGGCAAACATCTAGTAGTTGCTTTACCTTTTTTCATAGTACCACAAGGACCGGCAATATTACCAGCCGTATCAATGCGAACCCAATCCTCTTTTTTAAACCAATCGCGAAGGGATTCTACGATAATTTCTTGTAGTCTTTCGTTTGTCATTAGATTCCTGCTAATTGAATCATTCTATTAAATTCAATCGATTCTTTTTGAGGTAGAGGACAATAGTTCCAGGCACCTTTAAATCCATCTATTTCTTTGTCTTTTGCTTCTTCTTCTTCTGCTTTAATATCCGATGCTATTTTTTTAGCATCTTTGGCTTTTACACCAGCACTTGCTGCACTAAACAAACCTTTAGCTAAACTACCATGTCCTACTTTAGCTAACATAGCACCAATTGGTTTTAAAGATGATGAGAAACCTGCTAATTGAGTGGTGCTTGTTGCTGTACCGGCCGCTGCGGTAGATGTAGCTGTTGTTGCTACCATTGGGATTGCGATTATAGCTAATTTAATTACAAAAGCTGTTACTAACGTAATAAGAATCCACTTGTATACTTTTTTAGCGGCTAACTCCATACATTGTTTTTGTTCGTCTGTAGGTCTAATTGTTTTGTAACGAATCATAGCAAATAATTTTGCTAAACCTTTATACGATAATGTATTATAAATCCATTTGATAAATTTTTCTACGGCACTAACCCCATCTTTAGCAAAATCTTGGATTTTTTGAGGGATGAATTGGTCAATTTTAGGGCCTAATTTTTCAGAAAGTTTTTGAATTAATCCTTGAACCCAACCAACAATATCTTTAATTACTTTAGTACCTGTGAGAAAATCTTTAATATTACCTAACACACTTAAAACAGTACCAAACATACCTGAGGCTTCATCTAGATTGGTTTTGTCATCTTCAACAAATCCTTCTTTAAGAGCACTATAAAACTCAAGATTAAGTTTCATTTCCTCTCTAATATCCTCATTAGTTTTAGCTTCAGTTAAAGTAACACCTTGATGAGATTCCATCACCATGCTTAATACCGATTTTTGTTCTTCTATTGTAAGTGTCATTATTTTTTATTTTTTATTTTTAGCTCTTCCGGACATTTGCCCTTTACATACTTTAACGGCACGTCCTGATAAGTAGGCAGATGATTTTTCTCCTGCTGCTTTACGTCTTTTAATATATGCCTTACCTTTAGGACATAATTCTTCTTCAATTACACCGGCACCTAATTTAATAGTTTCGGCTAGTGTTTGAGCTACTGATTTGTTTTCACCTAACATATTTGGATCCATGTTAATGAAATCATCTGATACAGCAAATATTCTTACTTTACCATTTTTTAAATCAGTTACTTCAATATCTTCTAAATTGTATTCTGCTTCTAAATCTCTAGCTACGTCACCAGCTAATCCCATAGCTTTTGCAGCACTTAGTCTTCGAATTTGACCTGTCATTGTTTCTTTACCTAATGCAATAGGTGAACCACCTGGTCCTAAATCGTAATCAATATACACATTTAGGAAGTTTGGGTTGTTTTTATCTTTTACAAACCTAGGCATAGATACTCTTGCATATGAATCATTTTCATCTATTGATTCTACATGACTGATAAAATTTGATATTCCTTTCCATTGATACGATTTACCATCTTTAGTATAAGAACTTTCATCTGTATCTATCATTGCTACTCGTTCACCATTTTTATTTACAAGAATTTTATTCCAAATACCTGTAGAAGGGGTTTCATATCCTTTTGCTTGGAGTTCATTTTCAATAGTTTCTCCATCTAATTCTTTTCTAAACCCACCAAAAGAAGAAGCATACGTTTCATCTAATTTATCTTGTTGTTTAGCTTTTCTAACTAAAGCTTTCCAATTAGAGTAATCATATTCATCCCAAGGTTCAATAGGCATTAAATTAAATGTACCTTCTTGACCCATAACAGGTTTTGAATTTAAATAGTGAGTTTCATTATTAGTTAATGCAAAGAATTTATCTACCTCTTCTTGTGAAGGCATATATACATCGTATTCGTTTATGGATTCTTTTAAACTAGAAAAGTAATTTTTAGCTAATCGTTGATATTCTTTTTTTTCATCTGATTCTAAATATCTAAATGCTTTTTGATAATTAAATATTAAATCATCAAAATAATTTTTAGCACCTTTAGAAGCTTCAGCTAATGATTTATCTTCTTTTTCTTCTAAGAATCCCATTTTTTCAGCATACTCATAACGAAGTTGGTCATCAGCATAGGGATCGTTTCCAAAGGTATATCTTTTATCATCTCTTACAGCATAATCAAGATCTATATGTTGATCAGAAGATAATCTTGAATCGTTAAATCCTAAAGCATTTTCAGCTATTGCTTGATCATAGGTCATTTCTTTTCTACCTTGTAATTTAGCAATTGCTTTATCAATACGATTTAATTTGCTACCATATTCATCAGCAATTGGCCCACCTTCTGGTTCAGCTTCTTGCTCCATATCACGCATTAATTGAGCTCGTTCTTTTTTAAGAAATGCTATTTTTTTAGCATTATCAAAGAATTTATCGTTACCATCATCACCTGCATTAGCAGCTCTCATTTTAGCGAGTTTATCTTTAGCTGCTCTCATTCTCATAAGGACTGGATCATTCATGTCCACCTCGTCAACTTTTTCAAACTCAGTGTTCATTGGAGTAGCTCCAGATTTTTTAGCGTTTGCAATATACTTATTAGCTTCTTCTTCTGAATAGTCTTTGCCTTCTTCTGCTTCAAACTCGGGGGCACCTGGTCTTTTTACTCTTATTTTTACTTCTTCAAAGTAATCTTTATGACCACCATTTACTCTACGAATATCGCTATATTCTCTTCTTGATAAATTTGATGAGTCACCTGCTATAATAATATCGTTACGACCATATCCTAAACTATCAACTGCGTTGGAAAGATCATGAAGCATATCATCAGGAGCATTCATACCTGTAAGGACTTCGATTTCGTTGAATTTAGGAACAAGTAATACAGTTACAGGATGACCTGTTTGTTGTACTGCTTTTACTACTTTAGCAAGATCTATAATATCTAACGGTTCTTTTTCCTCGTTTAAGGGTTTGGAAAAGAATTCTTGTATTTTTTTTAAATCTTTCATTATTATAATTTAAATGCGTTTCTACCTCTATCACTTTCAAAATGGTCCTGAGTTGCTTTAAATGCAACTTTTTTATCTTCAGGAGATAAAGCTTTAAACATTGCTAAAATTCTATTGTTGTTATCACTAGCTCTTCTATATTGACCACCATCATCTATATACTCATAGTAAGCATCGTATGATTTAAAGTATTTTAAGAAATCATCTAATGAAGAAGAATCTTCATTTAACTTTAATGATTCTTCTATACCTAATTTAGAGTGTAATACTTTCATAAAAGGTGCAAAATTATGTGTTCCATAATCTTCAATAAGAATTGCTGCTACTGCTTCTGCAAAGTCTACATATGATAAACTATCATCAACATCTACAATAGCTTTATTTATTCCTTTAGCAACTTCTATTGCTTTAGATTCTTCTATTATGTTCGGAAAATAATCTTTAAGATTCTTCATTTGTTTTTATTTTTTTTCTAGGTTGTTTATATGAAGTTACTTTTGTTTTCATTTCATCCAATAATGGTTCTCCACTCATTTTAATTTCAACTTGTGGTTCTACTTTTTTAACTTCTTTTTTAACTTTAGGTTTAGTTTCCTTTTTAACTTCTTCTACTTTTTTAGTAGATTGTTTTATAAAAGTATCTCTTACGGTTTTAGTTATACCTTTACTACGAGAGTAGAATGTTCTATTATTTTCAAATGGATTTAATTTCATTATTTTTTAGTATTTAAATATTCATCAAGTAATGTTCCAATAACACCTGCCTTCTGTCGTATAAATATCCAATCTTCTTTGCTTAATTTATATTCTGTGTCAAAAGCTATAGAAATTACACCAATAAATTTATCTTGCAGGTCATCTAATGCAATCATATAAAAAGATTTTGTACCATAAGGTGCTGAAACAGATCCTAAATCATAATCTTCTCCTTTATAACTTGGTATTGCTAATTCTCCTTCTTTATATAATGTTGACATTGCTTTTGGAAACAAAGAAACAGGAACATTTTGAAATGTTGATTGTATTGAGGGGGTATTAGGAGCAGTCTTTTCATAAAATATAGAAAATTTCTGGATTGATTTTCCTGTAGGGTAGAAATGACCCCCATTATGAAATTGTGCTATCCATACTCTATCAGCAGATAATTCTTCCATTACTGTATGGAGTTGATCATCTACTAATGAATTTAATTCAATAGCTTCATCAACTAAATTTTTCCTTTTAGCTGCGAATTTATTTTTATACCATGTAACAGCAATAGGTCCAAACACTGCTGTGATTAGAGCAACTATTATTGTTGATAACATCATTACTACTTCCATTTTACTTCTTCAGGGATTTGAGGTATTCTATTGTTTCTTTTTTACTTTCTAGCATTTTTGCTTTATTAGAACCCACCCAGCGCTCTACGTCACCGGCCTCTGTTATGAAATCTTCATTTGATTTTTCTAAAGATTCATCAAACCAAGTTTCAAATTCATTTATTAAGTTATCAACATTATCGTTAATATGTTTTTTATCTTCTTTTTCCCACTTACCTTCTAATTTAAGTTTATGTTCATGTTCAATTTGACAATCCAAACAATGATTAAATTGTAAGTAAAAACGTTTATCTAATTTTTTTTTCATTAATGTTTCACAAGAAGGACAAAATAAAGGCATATGTATTTTTTCTTTTGCAGCATCTAATTTGGTAATATTTTGTTTAATACCGTTTTTAATAGTCCATGTACGACCATCTGCTTCCCAAACATCTCCTTCAACATGGTGTTCTTCTAATTTTGTATATCCAACACCTTGTACATTACGATCTCCATGCTTACCTGTCATTAGGTTACGAAGACGTTGTACATCTTTTTCTTTAAATTCTTTTTTTAAGACTGATTCTTTCATAAACCTAATTCTTTTAATTCTTTTATTGTTTGTTCTGTGGATATAAATAGTATACCTATTCCTCCTGCTGCCTTCCATTGGTCAACATTTGAAGGACGATCATCAATTAATATATTATTACTGTCAGCATAATTCTTTTTATTATATGAATTTGCTAGTATTAACTTTGTACCTGGTAGGTTATTTCTAACCCATAAACGTTTACCTAAACGTGATGATTCTGAGCGTGAAGGTGATGATAATAAAATTGGAGTGTTAGGTTTGATATAATCCCATAATTGTTTACCATTAGGCATCCAAGGCATACCAACCCAAAAACCAACACCATTTTCATTATCAATTAGATTCCAAAAAGCTTCTTTACCATTTGTTTCTTCATACTCTCGTGGTGAAATACCCCCAGATGCTTTTTCAAATTGTTTATCAAAATCTACTAATACACCATCCATATCACAATAGATAGTATATTTTTGATTATTAGCATTTTCCATAACTTTACTTTTATATTCGAATACGGGTAAAGATAATGCCTTAGCTCGGTTTCTCCAAATTTTTAATATATTTTCTTTTTCATCACTATCAATTGGTTGAGTTGCTAAATAATCATCTATTACTTCTCTATAAGGACGTTTTGATTTTTTAGCTTTAAGATATAAACCTTGAAGCATAGCATCTATTTCTTTAGGTAATCTAAAATAATCTGCTTTAGGTAATAAATCAAGGTCAATCAAATCTCTAAGCATTTGATCATCATCCATTTGTTTACCTGGTTTTACATTATCTCCATCTTGGGTTAAATGTTCTAACTCATGTCTAACAACATCTTTAATATCGAATGAGACACGTTGCCAGTCTGGGTTCTTAGGTATTCTAAATTTAACTGATAGTAATGGGGTAATTTCATTTCCATCTTTATCAAACCCTGCATTTGCTCCACCATCTACTTCATATTCATCATCTGTAATTTCAACTTTACCTACAAAATCAAAATAAAATTCTTCAGATGGAATATCATGTTCATCTTCTGGATTATCAACTCTAAATTCAAATTCACCTTCTTTATCACCTCTATCGTGGATATCTTTAAATGCTTCAAAGGCAATTGATGATAATTGATTTGTTAATTTATCGTATTTACCTTCATTTAATATTTTTTCTTCTAAACCTTGAGCTAATTCACGAGCATAAGCATTTATGCCAAATGGATCTTTTACACCTTTAGGATTATTATTTTTTTTATAATCATCCATATTTTTTTCAGATGTTTTTTGACCATCTTCATTTAATGGAGAATTATCATGTCCACATTTATGACATATAAATAAATCATCTCCACCATCTACTATTTTCCAACTCCAACCACAATTATCGCATTCGATTTTATCGCCTACAATTGCTTCGTTTAAGCTATCAGTCCAATTTCTGAATGTCATTGTGCCTTTTAGGTTAGCTTCAGCTTCAATATCATTTAAGTTATCGTCTTCCTGTGTATTAGTTGTAGTAATATTACCCAATCTACCTTCTAGGTTTTGGATATGATGTACCATCTCATGTGAAAATGAACGTACAATATCCTTGGGATGTCTACCTTCAGTGTATAGCACGATAGTTTGTGTTTCCGGGTTATAATACGCGGTTTTACCGAGGAATTCACGTGCATTTT